CTTATAATGCAGAAAAAATGGCATCTTATTTATTTAAAAAAATATATTATCAACACTTAAATAATGGTAATTCTGATGAAACTTGAACAAAGCATTTCAATAACACCCCCACCTTTTTCGTCTCATGATGGTAAAATCATAAATCCAGAACCAATTATATTTCATGAATTAGACGTTTCATACATAGACAAACCCAAACACAAAAAAGTTTTTGCTCAAATAGACAAAATTCCTTTCGTTATACTTTTACTTGAAAATAAAGATTATGATAATGCTGGAGATTATTCACAAATTTTTATAGAAAATAAACTCAAAGAATACTTAGGAGACAATCCTGCTCAAAAATTAAGATCATTATTTCCCAAAACACTAGAAGAAAATCCCAATGGACCGGGATCCATATTAGCAGGAATGTTTGGTATATTTGGGATTAAAAGCTCCCCAACATGCTCATGTAGAAAACATGCTTTAGAAATGAATGAAAAAGGAAATGATTGGTGCGAACAAAACATAGATACAATTATTGTTTGGCTTAAAGACGAAAGCAATAAAAGAAAACTTCCTTTTATAGAATCTTTGGCAAAAATGATTGTTAAAAAAGCTATTCAAAAATCAAGAAATCATAACTATGAAATCTGATCAGTTTGATAACGCATGGCTTGGTTTGGGTGATCTGTCTAGCTTGACTATTGATTACAATCCAATGATTAATAGGCTAGAAGCTGACATAGAAAATCCAGATTTGCATCTTTTAAGAATATTAGCAAATCCCAAATACATAGGCTCAACATGCAAATTGCTTTTTGGAACAGAGCTTCATCCTATACAAATAGCAATACTTCAAGAATTCTGGATACGACCATTTCCAATGTTTATTGCTAGCAGAGGTTTTGGTAAAAGCTATATATTGGCATTATACTCCATTATTAAAGCAATATTTAAACCAGGAACAAAAATAGTTATTGTTGGGGCTGCTTTTCGTCAAAGTAAAATTATTTTTGAATATATGGAAACTATTTGGAGAACTAGTCCTATTTTACGTAGTATTTTTAATGGCAATGATGATGGTCCAAGAAGAGATGTTGATAGATGCACAATGCGTCTTGGAGATAGTTGGGCTATAGCTATTCCTTTGGGCGATGGATCTAAAATCAGAGGATTACGAGCACACATAATTATTGCGGACGAATTTGCTTCTATAAGTCCAGATATTTATGAAACAGTTGTTTCAGGATTCGCTGCAGTTAGTGCTAGTCCCATACAAAATGTTAAAGAAGAAGCTAAAAAACAAGCTCTAAGAGAAGCCGGTTTGTGGAATGAAGAACTAGAAGTGCTGCATACTAAAATGGGTAATCAAGCTATTATAAGTGGAACAGCAGACTACGGCTTCAAACACTTTGCCCAATACTGGAAAAGATACAAAGGCATAATAGAAAGTTGTGGCAATGTTCAAAAACTAGAAGAAATTTTTAAGGGAGAAGTTCCTCCAAATTTTAATTGGAAAGATTATAGTATAGTAAGAATTCCATACGAACTTATTCCAAAAGGATTCATGGATGATAAACAGGTTAGTAGAGCAAAAGCTACTATTCATACAGGCATATACAATATGGAATATGCTGCTTGCTTTATTAATGATAGTGAAGGATTCTTTAGAAGAAGTCTGGTTGAGAGCTGCGTAGTTAAAGATGTTGATCCTATTTTATTAAACAATAAACCTATATTGTTCGAAGCAACAACAGTAGGAAATATCTCAAATCAATATATTTACGGAGTAGATCCTGCATCAGAAAGAGATAATTTTAGCATAATAATACTTGAAATACACAAAGACCACGCAAGAATCGTCTATTGCTGGACAACAAATAGAAATAACTTTAAAGAAAGACAAAAAACAGGATTAATTAATGATCATGATTTTTATGCTTTTTGTAGTAGAAAAATAAGAAATCTGATGAAAACTTTTCCTCCTTACAGAATTGGAATGGATGCTCAAGGAGGTGGGGTCTCTATAGAGGAAGCTTTGCATGATCCTGGCAAGCTTGAGGATGGAGAGGTTTTAATTTGGCCAGTTGTTGACTACGATAAAACAAAAGACACAGACAGTCAGCCAGGGTTGCACATACTAGAACTTGTTCAATTTGCACGAGCAGATTGGACAGCTCAAGCTAATCATGGACTTAGAAAAGATTTAGAAGATAAAACATTGCTATTTCCAAGATTCGATCAATTAACTCTGGGTTTAGCTTTAGATAAAGAAGGTAAAGATATTTTAACAGGAGACTTATCTCCCATTTATGATAATACTAGCGAATGTATTTTAGAAATAGAAGAACTTAAGAATGAACTAACAACTATAGTTATGACACAAACCAGTACAAGTTCTGGCGGCAGGGACCGGTGGGACACACCAGAAGTCAAATTACAAAATGGTAAAAAAGGAAGATTAAGAAAAGATAGATATAGCGCATTATTAATAGCAAATATGTTAGCAAGACAAAGTAGACTACAATTATCGGCGCCTGATTATGATATAATTGGCGGAAATAGGGAAAACCTTGTTTCTCATAAAGGAGATATGTATAAAGGACCAGAGTGGTTTACATCTTCTGCTAATGAAGATATTTATAATGGTATTTACAGATAAAGGTGTATTTTTATTGTAATTGAATTACAATGGTATTATAAAATATGAGTAAAAAATATCCAAAAAATACAGCCATAAATGACGCATCAATTATTGGTCAGGATGCATATGTTACTTGGGGAGATGATTTAGACAGCAAAAAAGAAGCATTATCAAAATCTTCAGAATCTATGTCTGAATATACTTTGGTTGAACATAGTTCCGCCATGAGAAGATATGGTCTAGACTATTCCAATTTAGACACTAATACTTCGGGTAGACCAGGTTTAACTCGTAGCGATTATGATTTTTTCAGACCAGACGAGGCTGTTCCAAAAAGAATCAAAGGAATTATTAAAAGAGCAGAGGATGTTTATCAAAGAGTTGGTTTAGTTAAAAATGTTATAGATCTTATGGGAGATTTTGGTTCTCAGGGTATTCTTTTTGTTCATAAAAAAAAAAGAATAGAAAGATTCTATAGAACATGGTTTAAAAAAATAAGAGGCAAAGAAAGAAGCGAAAGATTTTTAAATAATCTATATAAAACAGGAAATGTTATAGTTAATAGACAAACTGGTAAGTTAAGCCTAAGGATCATAGACAACCTATATAGAACAGTAGCAGCTCCTGATTTACAAATAAATGATTTAGAGGATATTAAATTAGAGAAAAAAGAAATACCTTGGAGATATACTTTTATAGATCCTTACTATGTCGAAGTCTCAGCTGGATCATTGTCTTCTTTTACTCAGAATAAAAGATATGAATTAATTTTACCAGCAAATTTAAGAAGAATTATCAATAGTCCTAAAACACCTCAAGAACAAGAAATTATAAACAACTTGCCACTTCAAATATTGGAGGCCGCAAAAACAAGAAAACCATATCCTCTTGATGTTGATAAAATTATGGTTTTTCATTATAAAAAAGATGATTGGCAAAGCTGGGCATATCCCATGATTTATAGTATTATGGATGATATTACAGTAATAGAAAAATTGAAATTAGCAGATATGGCTGCTTTGGATGGTGCTATTAGCAATATTCGTATTTTTAAATTAGGAAGTCTAGAACATAAAATTGCTCCTACGAAAGCAGCAGCTAGTAAGCTAGCACAAATACTTGGAAATAACGTTGGTGGGGGAACTATGGATCTTATCTGGGGACCAGACATAGATTTAATAGAAAGCAAAACTAATGTTCATCAGTTTTTAGGGGAGTCTAAGTATACTCCTCATTTAAATAGTGTTTATGCTGGACTAGGAATTCCTCCAACACTAACAGGAACTTATGGAGCAGCAGGCACAACGAATAACTTTATTAGTCTTAAAACACTAACACAAAGACTACAATATGGTAGAGATATTTTAGTTGAATTTTGGGACAAAGAATTAGCATTAATTCAAAAATCTATGGGCTTTAGATATCCAGCAAAAATTGAATTTGATAGAATGGATCTAAGTAACGAAGATTCAGAAAAAGCATTATTAGTTCAATTAGCAGACAGAAATTTAATTAGTGATGAATTATTACAAACAAAATTTGGTTTTGATCCAGAAATAGAAAAATCCAGACTAAACAGAGAATACAGAGAAAGAAAAAGTTCTAGAATGATTAAAAAATCCGGGCCTTGGCATGATCCTCAATCAGAAAACGCTCTTAAAAAGATAGCTCTGCAAAGCGGTGTTGCTTCTCCCAGTGAAGTTGGCCTAGAATTAGAACCAAGAAAAAAAGGAGAAAAAAGCTCTTTGGAACTTAGGCAAGCACTCAAACCGCCAACACCGTTGGCCAAAGATTCCCCAGAATCTTTGCCTGGTCAGCCTGGCCAAGGGCGCCCAAAACTGTCCAAAGATAAAGAAAAAAGAAAACAAAAAGAGTTTTCTCCTAGAACAGGGGCCAAGCTTTCGTTATGGTCCATACAAGCACAAGATAAAATTAGTGAAATAGTAAATCCGATCATGTTGGAATTTTTTCATAAAAAGAACCTCAGATCTTTATCTAGCGACGAAACAAAAGAACTAGAAAATCTTAAAAGCGCAATATTATTCGACACAGAACCATTCTGCATAATAGATAAAGAAAAAATATTAAAAAATTTTGCCGCATTAAATTATAAAACCGTTACTCAATATAGTGTATGGTTAAAAGAGTTATCTTCTCTATTAAATAGAGAATTAACTGTTGATGATCAAAAATATGCTAAGGCGCATTTTTACCAAACTATTTATGAGTAAAAAATGATTATATATTCTCAAGAAACAGACGATGGCTTAAGCCAACAACTTGCAACGTCCACTATGTCTTATGCCTCGTTGGCATCTCCTTGTTCTGTAAATAATCTGTCGTCTTTTAATAATAAAATCTCCAATAAAGTACTAAGTTCTTATAATGATCAAGATTTATATTATGTTCAATCTATTTTAGTTAGTTCAAGCTGGAATAAAAATGATGATATTTTTGATAAAAATGAAGTTTGGAAAGCTAAATCAACCCCAGAAGACAAGCCCACAAACTTAGAACATAACGAAAATTTAATTATAGGTCATATCATTTCAAATTGGGCTATAGATGATGATGGTCAAGTTATACCAGAAGAAATTATGGAAAATGAGTTACCAGATAAATATCATATAGTAACAGGATCTGTAATATACCGCGCTTTTAGCGACCAAGAATTAAAAGCCAGAGCAGAAAAATTAATATCAGAAATAGAAAACGGAACAAAATATGTTAGTATGGAATGTTATTTTAATGGATTTGATTATGGTTTAATTGACACAACTAATGGACAATATAAAATCTTATCAAGAAATAATGAAACAGCATATCTTACTAAACATCTAAGAGCGTACGGAGGAAAAGGAGAACACGAAAATTACAAAATAGGAAGAGTTCTAAGAAGCATAACATTTAGCGGAAAAGGTTTTGTTGACAAACCAGCCAATCCGGATAGTATAATATTTAATAAAAATTCATTTTTTAATGAACAAAATAAAAAATCTTACGATTTATATAAAAAAAGTGTAATAACTACTAAGTCCAACTATACAGTGGAGAAAATAATTATGAATGATAATTTTGATAAACAAGTAGCAGAGCTTAATTCAAAGATGGATAGGGTGTCAGCCAATTGTACAGATACTGTGAAAGAGATTAGTGCTCGTGCTAATGATCTACAAAATACAAATCAAGCCCTAGAGGCCGCTGTAAAAACTAAAGACGAAGAAATGAAAAAAATGAAAGCAGCTCAAGATAGCAAAGAAGAAGAAATAAAAAAGATGAAAGAAAAGGCTGCTCAAGACGAAGAAGACAAGAAGAAAATGAAAGCTTCTTTTGATCTAGAATTAGAATCAGAAGCCAAGAAATGGCAAGAAGAAAAGGCTGTAATGGAAGATAATCTTAAGAAAATTAAGTCAGAACTAGATGCGGCCAATGAAACCATAGCGGCTATGATGACAGAGAAAGAAGAATTTGCCAAGAAAGAAAAAAAGATGAAGCGTATGGCATCCTTAGTTGATGCTGGGCTTGATTCAGAAACAGCATCTTCCACTCTGGATAATTTTGTAAATGTTGATGACTCAGCTTTTGATGCTATGGTTGCTATTCTTGCAGCTATGAAACCGGCTAAGAAAGAAGAAACAGCTATGATGAATCCTAAGATGAAAAAAATGGCTTCAGAAGAAATGGATTCTGCTTTAGATAATGTAGAATCAGAAGATACGGTTGATCTTAGTGTCGGAGAAGATTCTGTCGAAAGTCAGGATCATAGTGTTAGAGCAGAGCTTCTAGAATTTGTTAGTGCTAGATTAAATAAAAACTCGAAATAAGGGAGAATAAAACATGGCCTTAAAACCAGATCGCATCGAACTACAAACAGATGTTTCCTTTTTTATGAATTCTACAGCAACTCGTGGTGGAGTTGTTAGCGTGTCCACAGGCGGTTCTGGCGTGGCTATGGACGATGGCTCTGCTGTTGTAAGCTATGCAAGCGCTGCTAGTGGATCTAAGCCAGTAGGCGTACTATTAAATGATGTTGTTAATCTTGATCTAACAAGACAACATATAAACTGGCATAAAGACGAAGTTCAGGTAGGTGGCAAAGTTACTTTGCTACAAGTTGGACAGGTAACAACAAATTTTGTAACCGGCACCCCAAGTGCTGGCGCCGCTGCTTATGTTGGTGCTAGTGGATATTTTTCTGCTACTCCTCCAACAGATGGTGGCACAGAAGATGAGTCTTATAGAGTTGGTAGATTTCTTAGCTCAAAAGACGCAGATGGTTATGCTAAAGTAGCAGTTAACATTGCCTAATAACAAGGGAGAAAAATAAAATGTCAGACAACAGTAAAGCTTTTCAAGCAACACCAGAACTCACTGATCTTTTAGTTAGATCTGGTTCGGCACATAGAGAAACATCTTTAGCAGCTAATGCAGAATTTGCAAAAGCTCTAGAGCAGCCTTTGCGTCAGGGTATTTTAAGTGGAGATATTCTAGATGGTATTTTTGAACCAATTCGTTTGGCTCAGAGTGCTACTCCGGAATTTCCATTAGATTTTCTTGCTCCTGGCACAGAAAAAGATTTTGTGGCCTACACAATTCCTAATCACGGCTATATTCCAGAGCGTCATGTTGAAGGCGACTATGTGATGGTTCCGACCTTTGACATTGGTGCAAGCATCGACTACTTGCTAAAGTATGCTAGAGATGCTCGCTGGGATGTTGTTGGCCGTGCTATGGAAGTACTTGAGGCTTCTTTTGTTAAAAAGATGAACGACGATGGTTGGCATACATTACTAGCAGCTGGTGTTGATCGCAATATTGTGGTCTACGACAGCGATGCTGCTGCTGGTCAATTTACCAAGCGTCTTGTTAGTTTAATGAAAACTGTTATGAGACGTAATGGTGGTGGTAATAGTGCTAGTAATAATAGAGGTCTATTAACAGATCTTTATGTTTCTCCAGAAGCTATGGAAGATATTCGTAACTGGGGAGTAGATCAAGTTGATGAGGTTACACGAAGAGAGATTTATACAGCTGCTGATGGTAGCGTAAATCGAGTATTTGGTGTTAATCTTCACGATCTAGATGAGTTGGGAGAAGGCCAAGAATATCAACTATTCTATGGTACTACTCTTGGTGCTAGTTTACCATCTGGAGACAATGAGTTAGTAGTTGGTTTAGATCTTCGTAAGAGAGATAGTTTTATAATGCCAATTCGTCAAGAAGTTCAAATTTTTGAAGATGATACTCTTCATCGTCAAAAACGAGCTGGCTTCTATGGATGGGCGGAACAAGGCTTCGCCGTTCTTGATAACCGTAGGGTTCTTCTCGGTTCTCTCTAAAAGTTCATCCATTTTCTCTTAAAAATAGAAGAGCCGTCCTTTTATAGGGCGGCTTTTTTAGTATATAAGTGACTGGGTGTAATAATATATATATATATATCCACTTTTTATGAAAGATTATTATGTCAGCAGCAAGATATGATTTTAGTATAGAAAGAGGAACGTCGTTCAGATTATCTTTAATTTATAAAGATTCTAGTGAAAATCCTATAAATATTACTAATTGGTGTGCTAGACTAGTTATGAAAACACAGTACTTATCTCCCAGTAGAAAATCACTATCATCTATAAAAACTTATTCAACTACTAACACAGATTTTTCTTTATATAAGTTCTATATAGATGGACCAGAAGGCAAAGTTACGTTATTATTGCCAACAGATACCACAAATCAATTTGATTTTGATTCTGCAAAATACGATCTGGAACTTCAGAGCGACGATGATTTTTATAGTAGCGGAGGTAATTATACTATTAGATTATTATATGGTGTAATTACAATAAAGCAAAGAAATAGTGGTTCTGAAATAGCGTTGGATTGTCAAACATGAGCCATATTGTTGTTGTAGAAACATCTAATGAAGAAAATTTAGTATTAATAGAAGAACAAAATGAAGCCAATGTTGTTTGTTCTGTCGCCACTACCACGGTAAATGTTGAAGTAATTAATACTGAAAAAATATTAGTTGGTGACTTACCCGATAATATTCCTTTTACTAAGATTAAAAAAGATGGAATAGATGGGGTAGATTACTATTTAGATAATTATTTTTATGAACTAGATTGTGGGTCTCCATAAACAGAATACAAAAGGGCTAATATAATGGCTATTAATAATTTAATTCAATTTAGAAGAGGATCATCAACCCAGTGGAATAATGCTTCTGGGCTATTAGGTCATGGCATATTATATAATGGAGAGTTGGGTTTTGATACTACAGCCAAAAGATTTAAGATCGGAGACGGACTTACTCACTGGGCAAGTGGTCTTCCTTATGCTGCTATTGTTCCAACAGGATTTTTAAGTAATAGTGGTATTGGATTAGTTTTGGGTCAAGATGGATCTGATCTTACTATTAGTGTTACTGGCATAGTAGCTAGTCAAATTAATGATTTTAATGCTGCTGTTGATGCTAGAGTTACTAACGCTGCAGTGAGCGAAGAAGAAGTTCAAGATATTATTGCTAGTGGAGATCATGTAACCACAGGATTTTTAAGAAATGGTAGCGGAATAGCATGGACTTATAACGATGGAGCAGATACTCTAAGCGTTGGTGTTACAGGTATACCATCATCGTTGATTACTGATTTTGCTACTGCTGTTAGCGATCAGGTTGATACAACGCTTGCTGCTGGTACTGGAATAGTATTAAGTTATGATAATGGTACTAATACTCTTACA